GGTCGTATTCGTACGACGAAGACGGCGACGCCTTGCGTCACGGCTTCTCCGGCGGCGAGACGACGATCGACTTCCGCATCCCGTCGGGGAACCTGTCGCAGCTCGACATGCTCGGCGGCGGCAACATCCTCGCTGCCGACTGGGCCACCGCCGCGACCGACATCCCGGCTCATCTGCACGCGATCAACGCGGCGATGATCCAGCTCACCGGGCTCGGCCTCGCGCACGTCGTGCTGACCAGCGTCGGCTGGCAGTACATCGTCAACAACACGAAGGTGCAGGCGCAAGGCGGCACCGGAATGACCGCGTTCGAATCGCTGAAGCGCGTCAGCGGCAGCGAATTCACCGCGACGCTCCGGGCCCTGCCGTGGCTCACGTTCCACGTCATCGACTATGGCCTGGAAATCTGGAATGGCTCGAGCGAGACGTTCACGAAGCTGATCGAGAACAATCACGCGGCGTTTCTGCCCGAGCCGAGCCCGCGGTGGGTGCAATACCTCGAAGGCTCCGAGATCGTCACCGAGGGGCCGAACGGCGCCAAGCACGAGCGGTTCGGCTTCCACGCCTGGTCGTATCCGACGCACGACCCCAGCGGCTGGGAGCTGTGCGCGGTGCTCAACGGCATCCCCGCGCTCTACACGCCGCAGGCCCTCGCCTACGGCCTGATCACCGGCGGCAGCTACTCGTAGCGCGACTGTAGGGAACGCCCTCCGCGGCGTTCCGCGATTGTCAAAGCCGCGACCATTGGTCGCGGTTCATGCGAGACAGAGCGATGGAGAGAAGGAGAGACGGAGAGACAGTCTGCGGACATCCTCCGGCACAGATCTCCGCTCTCTCCATCTCTCCTTCTCTCCTTCTCTACTTCCTGAACCCTGAACCCTGAACCCTCCGCCATGCCCACCACCTACTGCACCAAGGCCGACATCGAGGCGATCTGGCCGCCAGCTTCGCTCCTGGCGAGCGTCGATGACGATGCGAGCGGCACGCTCAATGCCACCGAAGACGGCTACATCACGCGGGCCATCGAACGGGCCGCGGGACACATCAACTCGCGTCTGGCCGTTCGCTATGACCTGGCCGACTTAGCCGCGAGCGCCTGGTGCCGCGATGCCAACGCGGCGATTGCGGCCTACTTCCTGGCCAATCGCCGCGGCGCCGCGGTCCCCGCGCACTTGCAGCAGCAATTCGACGCCTATTCGCTGACGCTCGAAGAGATCGCCGCCGGCCGGCTGCGCGTGCCCGACGTCGGCGAAAGCCACGACCACGGCCCGAGCGTGACGAACTTTTTCCCCAATCTCGCCGAGCCGTTCCGCAAGGCGGAGCGAATCGACGAGACAAGCACCTAATTCCCGGCGAGCGGCCGGCGTGAGCCGGCCGGTAAGGTTGCGCACCGGCGCCACATCGACTCGCCAAACGACCTTACCGGGAGGCTAACGCCTCCCGCTCGCCTGAAACCTGAACCCCGAACCCTGAACCCTCGCCATGAACCTCCTCAAGACCCTCCGCCACGCTCTCCTCGGCCGCCCCAGCAAGGAAATCACCCGCCTCCCCGGGCCGGAACATGCCGCGATGCGGATCGACGAGCTGCCGCCGTTCAATCTGCACATCGCCGACCTGATGCGATTCGATCCGCAAGTCCGCATCGGCCTCGGCGCTCGCAACGGCCTGCTCATGGCCGCCGAGATCGAAGTCGCCGGCGACGACGAGCGCACCGTCCGCTGGGTCCAGCATCAGTGGAACGACCTCTGGCACGGCTCGGCTCATCAGCTCCTGCGGGCCAAGCTCTACGGCTTCATGCCGTTCGAAGTCGTCTATCGCCAGGCCAGCGGCGGCCCGTTCGCCGGCCTGATCGAGGTCGAGCGCCTCATCGACCATGCCCCGCGCGACTGCCGCCTGCTGATGGCGGGCGAGCAGATCGTCGGTTTCACCGACGAAAAGGCGAGCGGGATGCGTAAGCATCCCGGTATCGTTGCGCCACCAGACCGGGAGGCTCACGCCTCCCGCTCGCCAGATGGCGCGACCGACTACCTCGCCCCGCGATCGCTCGTCACCACCTTCGACTCCGAGTGCGCGAACCCCTACGGCTGTGCCCTGCTCGCGCGGGCGTATCCGGCGTGGTACGAGAAGTGGATGCCCGGCGGAGCCAAGCGCACGCTTCGCCTGCGAATGATCAAGGACGCCTATGTCGGCGACATCCTTTGGTACCCGGCCGATCGGCAGGTCGAGTTTCCCGACGGCACGAAGCAAAGCTGGCGCGACGCGGCCCGCGAGATCGTCGAATCGCGACACAGCGGCGGGGCCCTCACCCTGCCGCTCCTCCGCGATTCGCTCGGCAACAAGCTGGTCGATTACACGCCGCCGCAAGGCGTCAGCGGCTACACGCAGATCTTCACCTGGAAGCGCGACCTGGACCTCGAGCTGTGGAAGGCCCTCGAGATCCCGCCCGAGATCATCCAGGCCAGCTCATCCGGCAGCGGCTTCTCCGGCCGCTGGATTCCCTTCGCCGTCGCCCTCTCGGCGGTGCACGCCGAGCTGGCCGAGCTGATCCGCTGCGTCGATCGCGACATCCTGCGGCCCATCGCCCAGCTCAATTTCGGCCGAGCGCCGCAGTACACGATCTATCCCAAGTCGCTCGTCGAAACCTACGCCGCGAAGTTCGGCACCGGCGGCGCCGCGCCGGAGGTGCGGCAATGAGGAATTCAGAATGCAGGACGCAGAATTCAGAAAGGAGTCAGAGGCCCGGTCTTCCCATTCTGCATTCTGAATTCTGCATTCTGCATTGCTCAAAACGCCCGCTTCACCTTCGCCTCGCGCACCGCCCGACTCGCGTTGTCGATGAAGTTGTCGATCTGGTTCAGCCCGCGGAGGAGCATCGCATGGCCGTCGATCACGACGTTGTCGAGCTTCGCCTCGTCGATCGTGCGGGAGAGCGTGGACAGGCGCGTCGCCTGGTCCCGCACCCGCTCGATCACCACGCTCAGCCGCTCGCCGGAGTAGGGCTGCTTCCGCGCGACGCGCTCGCGCGCGGCCCGTTTGCCCGATTTTCGTTTGGCCATGGGAGGAGGCAGAGGACAGGAGGCAGAGGACAGGAGACAGCGTGCGGCAGGCACTCGTTCCCAAGCTCCGCTTGGGAACGCAAGGTCTCGAAGCTCCGCTTCGCAATACGCCCGCCGCCTTCGCATGATAGCCGCCGCGATTTGGCCCGCAAGCAGCTTTTGAGAATTTGTGAATAAAACATCAGCCATTCCTCACTAGTACTTCCTCACTTTGCAATTTGCATTTTGCAATTCGCAATTTGCAATCCGCCCCCCTGCCATGCCCGCCATCTCCCTCCCCCAGTTCCACCTCATCCGCAAAATGCTCCGCTCCCAGGTCCGCCACGTCGACATCGCCCGCGAGCTGAACCTCTCCGTCTGGACCATCAGTCGCATCCATGCCGACCTGCGACGCCAAGGCGGCCTGTTAAACACCAACCCGGCGCGCCAGCGAGGGAGTGCGGACTCGCCGTACGACCTGAACGGGGTCGGGAGTCAATTGCGACATTCCTCATCGAACATTGAGAACGGGTCACCGCAATTGACTCCCGACCCCTTGGACGTCGACCTCCCCGAAGACGACGCCCCGCCCGACTATGTCGCCACCAACCTCCGCCGCTGCAAAGGCTGCGGCGGCATGGTCTATCAGTGGCCCTGTTTGACGTGCCGGCTGCGGGTAGGGCGCCGGGACTGAGGAGACTCGAGACAGAGGACGGAGGACAGAGGACAGAGGACAGATAACCACACGAATCTCGATTGCAATTTTCAATTTTCAATTTGCAATTTGCAATTTGCAATTTTCAATCCCCGCCCGGCTACCACTCACTCACCGTGCCGCCATGCCCACTCCCACCCCCGCCCCCAATCCGAAATCCGCAATCCGCAATCCCAAATCGCCCCCGAGTCTGTTCCAGATCCTCATCGAGTGCCGCGCCGAGTCCCAGCAGCGCGAGCTCTTCGAACGCCTCCGCCGCGAAGGCCTCAAAGTGCGACTACTCGTGCTGTGAGCGCCCTTAGCCGGGACCAAACCTGGTCCCGGAGTGCAGCAAACTCGTCCGCCATTGCCAACTCGCACTTCTCCGGGAGCAAGTTTGCTCCCGGCTAAGAGCATTCGAGGCTGCCATGCCCATCCACACCATCCATTGCCACACGCCCCTCACCCGCTCGTTCCGCGTGGAGCAGGTCGCGGGCCTGTTCGACCTGCCGTTGGAGGCGATCGAGTCGCGCCTGGCCCACGAGCTGACGGTGGAGCTGCCAGGGCTGGACGAAGACTGGACGATCGGCGCGATCGTCGGGCCGTCCGGCAGCGGCAAGACGACGCTGGCCCGCGCGATGTATGGCGAGGCGCTCTACGAGCCGGCTCCCTGGCCGGCGAATGCCGCAATCATCGACTGCCTCGGCAACGGCTCAATCAAAGAAATTACCCGCGTCCTCACCGCGGTCGGCCTCGGCAGCGTCCCCACCTGGCTCAAGCCCTACCGCGTCCTCAGCACGGGCGAACGCTTTCGAGCCGATCTCGCGCGAGCGGTTCTCACCGTTGGCGAGCGGGAGGCGTCAGCCTCCCGGTATGGCGACGACGCCAGTCCAGGCCCAATCGCCGCGCGACCTGACCGGGAGACTTACGTCTCCCGCTCGCCTGACTCACGGCCGCTCCTCGTCATCGACGAATTCACCTCCACCCTCGACCGCACGGTAGCCCAGACCGCCAGCGCGGCCCTCGCCCGCCTGCTGCGGCAGGGTTCAGGTGTAGGGTGGGTCAAGCCCGCCGCGGGCGCCGACCCACGCGGGCTAGCGCGAGGCAACGCGTGGGTCAGCGCTTCGCTCGACCCACCCTACACCGCTCCTCCCCGCCTCGTCGTCCTCACCTGCCACACCGACATCCTCCCCTGGCTCGCCCCCGACTGGGTCCTCGACCTTCGACCTTCGACATTGGACCTTCGACCAGCGCTGACCCGAGGCTGCCTTCGGCGACCGTCCCTCCGACTCGCCGTCCGCCGCGTCCCGCAATGCCTCTGGCCCCACTTTGCCAGACATCATTATCTAGCCGGCGGACTGGCAGCGTCGGCAACGTGCTATGCGGCGTTTTGGCCCGCGGGAGTGGGGAGGTCAGAGGTTAGAGGTGAGAGGTCAGACGCGACTGCCCTAACCTCTGACCTCTGCTCTCTGACCTCCCGCCCGATTGCATTTTGCGCGGTGGTCGCCTCCCTCGGCTGGAAGAAAACCAAGCGCATCACGCGCCTCGTTGTCCTGCCGGAATTCCAGGGCCTGGGCATCGCGGCGAAGCTCGCCGAAACGGTCGCGGCCCACGAACAGGCCAAAGGCTTCCGCGTCACGATCACCGCCAGCCATCCCGCGATCCTCGCTCACTGCACCCGCTCGCCGAACTGGAAATACCTCGGCACGAAGAAAACCGGCAGCACGCGCCAGCGCCTCAGCGGCCGCCAAATCGCCTGCTCCGCCGGCCGCGCCGTCGCGTCGTTTGAATACATCGGTCCTTAGCCGGGACCAAACCTGGTCCCGGAGAACTGCGAGCTCGCTCCGCCATACCAACCCGCCCCCTCCGGAGGCAAGTGTGCTCTTAGCCGGGAGCAAACTTGCTCCCGGAGAACTGCGAGCTCGCTCCGCGACGCCAACCCGCCCCCTCCGGAGGCAAGTGTGCCCTTAGCCGGGAGCACACTTGCTCCCGGAGAACTGCGAGCTCACTCCGCGACACCAACACGCCCGCTCCGGAAGCAAGTTTGCTCCCGGCTAATTGAGGTACTCGCCGTGAACAGTCCCTTACCAACCACGTTCCACCCCAAGTTGTGTCCCAATAAGCCCCACGAGAAGCAGACGCTGTTCCTCAGTCTGGACTGCCAGGAGGCCTTCTTCGGCGGCGCGGCCGGCGGCGGGAAAAGCTCCGCGTTGCTGATGGCCGCGCTCCAATGTGTCAGCATTCCCGGCTACGCGGCCCTGATTCTTCGCAAGGACCTGCAGCGTTTAGCACTGCCCGGTGGCTTGATCCCCCGCTCGCATCAGTGGCTGGCCGATTCGGGCGCCAAATGGAACGCCCAGCGCCGCACATGGACCTTTCCCAACGACAACGGACCGCCCGCCACGATCAGCTTCGGCTACCTCAATACTGAGTTCGACAAATACCGCTACGCGAGCAGTGAATTCCAATACATCGCCTTCGACGAGCTGACGGAAATCCGCGAAGAAGATTACCTGTTTCTCTTCAGCCGACTTCGTCGCACCAAGGACCTCAAAGACGTGGATCTCCGCGTCCGCTCGGCGAGCAATCCCGGCAACATCGGTCACGAGTGGGTCAAGCAGCGCTTCGTTCGCGAGTGGACGCCGGGCGGACCGCTGCCGGCAGGAATGCGTGAGAAGAACGGCGTCATCTACTGCGACGACCGGGCGTTCGTCCCCTCGCTCATCGCCGACAATCACTCGCTTGAGGGCGAGGAGTATCTCCGGTCGCTGATGCACCTGCCGCCGCTGGAGCGCGAGCGCCTGGCCCGCGGCGACTGGAGCGTCCAGGAAGAAGGCATCTTCCGCCGCGAGTGGCTCCGCGACTACATCCTGAAAGGCGAACAGTTCGAGTTGCTCAAACCCAATGGTCAGCTTCTCGTCGCGATTCCGCAGCAGGCCTGCCGCCGGTTCGCCACCGTTGATCCCGCCGGCACGTCGGCCGACATCGACCAGGCGGCCAAGGGGGGCCCGCGCAGCTACAGCGTCGTGCAGACCTGGGAACAACCGAAGGCCCGCGAGCTGGCCCAGTTCCTCATCCTTCGCGACCAGCTTCGCGAGCAGTGCAGCGTCGATGGCCTGATCAGGCTCATCAAGCGCGCGTACGCCTCGTGGAAGCCCGAGCGGATCTGGATCGAGGACGAACGACTCGGCCACGCGCTGGTCGATACGCTCGGCAAGCAAGGCCTGCCCACCGAGATCGTCCGCACGCTCAGCAAGGACAAAGCGACTCGCGCCGCGACGCTCGCCAACAAGATGGAGCAGGGCGAGCTCTTTCTCCCAAAGTACAACTCCCAGTGGCGTCCCACCTTCGAGCGCGAGCTCCTCGCCTGGACCGGCGCCAAGCGTCAATCCTCCGACCAGATCGACGCCGCCGCCTACGCCGCCATCCTCGCCAGCCAGCACAACCCCAGCCCGCTGCGGATCGAGCGGATCGCGTAGGGTGGGTCAAAGACGCGCAGCCCACGCGGGACCAGCCGCAATCCACCCTTAGCCGGGAGCAAACTTGCTCCCGGAGAAGCGGTGCGGCGTCAGCCATCGCCAC